ACAATATTCCTCATAGAGTCGGCAATGCTGATTTTGCTTATACTTTTGGCACATTTGACGGCTACCTATCCGACATTAACTTCATTGACGGTCAAGCCCTAGACGCAAGCAGCTTTGGTCAGTTCACCAACGGCTATTGGGAAAAGATTGACTACGCTGGTACATACGGTACAAACGGTTTCCACCTGACCTTCCAAGATGATGTGGTCAGCGAGGGGTTCAATGCTGTTACCTATCGTGGCACAGGCGGGTCACAATCGGTGTCGGGGTTGGGGCTAAATCCAGACCTAGTTTGGATTAAAAACAGGGGAGGAACAAATAGCCACATTCTGCAAGACAGCATTAGAGGGGCTGGCAAAAGTTTATTCTCTAACGCAACAAATGCTGAAAGCGGCAATTCTGGTGACTTGATTGCTTCTTTTGATAGTGATGGGTTTTCTGTAAACGACACCTATTTAGGTGGGTCTGGTGGTGGAGGAACAAACGGTTCTGGTGGTTCTTATGTAGCTTGGGCTTGGGATGCTGGCAGCGGTTCACCTGTCAGCAATACTGATGGGTCAATCACCAGTACGGTCAAGGCAAATCCTAGCTATGGGTTTAGTATCGTCAGCTATGTCGGGAATGGTTCTACTGGTCAAAGTGTAGGAACTGGATTATCTTCTTCTGATTTAGTTATTATAAAAAATAGAAGCGCAACAGCTTCTTGGCACGTTTTAACAGGTGCAACTACCCCAGCTATATCAGGAAATACATTTAGCTTAGACAGCGGAACAAACCGTTTAAACCTAAATTTGACCAACGGTTACGCTTCTTATGGTATGGATGCCCAAACAAACGCTAATGGAAATAATTACATAGCCTACTGTTTCCATTCGGTGGCTGGCTACTCGTCCATCGGGTCATACAGCGGCACAGGCGCGGCTGGTAACAGCATCACGGGGCTGGGCTTCAAGCCAGCTTTCCTACTTATAAAGCGGACAGATGCTGCAAATAATTGGGTGATGCTTGATAACACCAGAGATACAAACGATGCGCTTGTTGAGAAAAATCTATACGCAGATACAAGTGGCGCAGAAGCTGTTTATACATATGAAAAGGCATCCTTTGATAATGATGGATTCACCCTGACAAATATCGGGGCAAGTATGAACGCATCCGGCGGCAGCTACATATACGTTGCCTTTGGCGACCAGCGCGAAGCAGCTTTCTGGAAAGACGTATCTGGTCAGGGCAACCACTGGACACCTAACAACCTAGACTATCGTGACAGCCTGATTGACAGTCCGGCGAATAACTTTGCTGTGCTTAATCCTTTGTTTCCATCTCCTGATGGGGCAATGACGCTATCTGAAGGAAACCTTAAAGCGTATGACTCAAGTGGTAACTGTCAAACAGCACCAACAATAGCTTGCACAGGCAAGAGTTATTTTGAATTTATAGACACAGACCCTAACGGGTCTATTGCATTTAGTGAAGATGCAGGTGTTGGCGGCACAATGTATTACAACCTGCCAAATGCTTTACGCATACATTATAACGGTACTTACACTGTGGCTGGCGGTGTTTCAATTACTATCAACAGTGGTAGTTTGTTTAGTTGGTCAACCACAGATATTGTTGGTGTGGCTTACGATGCTGATAACCACACGTTAATTTTGACAAAGAATGGTGGTTCTGCCGTTAATATTACAATAAATGGTTTGTCTGGTAATTCACTTACGCCACAGTTTGCAAACTATGCATCTAGTTCTGCTACCGCATTTTTGATGAACTTCGGTCAAGACAGCACCTTCTCTGGCTTACGTTCTGCTGGCGGCAACACCGACGCAAACGGCATAGGTGACTTTGCCTATGCGCCACCGTCCGGCTACCTTGCGCTTTGTACCGCAAACCTTCCAACCCCTACGATTATTGATGGGTCTACTGCGTTCAATACGGTTACTTACACAGGCGATAACGCATCATCGCGTGACATTTTTGTAGGCCACACAACTGACCTAGTATGGATAAAAAGCCGTTCTAGTGCTTATAATCACAGGTTGGCAGATACGGTAAGAGGCGCAACAAAACATCTATATTCTAGCTTAACAAATGCAGAAGGGACTGACACAACCGAGGTAATAGGTTTTAACTCTGACGGTTTTACTGTTGGGTCATCTTTGGCAGTCAATGGTGCGCCAGATGCGATAGTTGCGTGGTCTTGGAAAGCTGGCGGCACAGCGGTCAGCAATACCGCAGGTAGCATTACGTCACAGGTTTCTGCGAATGTTGACGCAGGGTTTAGTATTGTGAGTTATACTGGCACAGGTGTTAACGCTACGGTTGGTCACGGTCTTAACAGTGCGCCGGAACTTCTTATAATTAAAAGAACAAACTCTGTTTCAAACTGGACTGTTGGTCATTTTCCAGCATTAGGAAATGGCAAATATCTAAAGTTAAACACAACAGACTCTGAGATTACTGCATCAAATGTTTGGAATAGCACTTCTCCAACATCTACTTTAGTTTCTATTGGCACATCTTCAGCAACAAATTTATCAAGTGGTGCTTACATCATGTACTGTTTCGCAGATGTTGAAGGCTTCAGCAAGGCGGGTTCCTACACCGGCAACGGCAGCACAGATGGGCCGTTTGTTTACTGCGGGTTTAGGCCAGCTTTGGTGATGGTGAAGCAAACAAACACAACAGGTAACTGGGTAATCTGGGACGCAGAAAGAAATACTTATAACGTAATGGGTAGGCAACTCTATCCAAATTTAAGCAGTGCAGAAGCAGATGCAGGAACAAACCCATCATTTGCTATTTTAGATTTTGTGTCTAATGGGGTAAAGCTAAGGGGCAGTCATTCTAGTATGAACACATCAGGCGGCACATACATATTCCTCGCATTTGCTTCAACGCCCTTTAAGTTTTCACCAGCCAGATAGGAGATACCAATGGCATATAAATACTCAGGTCGTATTATCCGCGCTGGCAAAGCGTGGACTGACAATGACGGAATACAGCACCCATCCAACTGGATGTTGTGGGATGACGCAACCAAAACAGCTAAAGGGCTTGTCTGGGAAGATGACGCAGCCAGCTTTGATGGGCGGTTCTATTGGTCAGCCGGTGTGGCTAAAGCATTGGATGACGTTAATGAGGTTGACGAAGATGGCAACCCTGTGCTGGACGCTGACGGTCAACAGGTTGTGACCAAAGGGCTAAAGACTAACGCTATTGAACTGGTCAAGCGTCAAGCCGGTGACAAGCTGGCGGCAACTGACTGGATGGTTATCAAGGCATCTGAGGTGTCAGGCTACTCATTGCCGGCAGACGTTGCTACTGCCCGCGCCGCAATCCGCACAGCCAGCAACAATATCGAAGCAGCCATCACAGCGGCTAGTGATTTAACTGAGTTTATGGCATTATATGATGTGCCTACGGTAGACGGTGTACCAACTGGCAACGCACCTATCAACGACTGGCCTGATGAGGCGTAATGATGACTGAAGAAACCAAGACAACGGCTGACCTAGCTTTTGGCGGTATTACTGTTGGTGCGTTCTTTGAGGCGTTGCCTGAGATTACTGCGCTGGTTGCCTTGTGTTGGTGGATGCTGCGTATCTGGGAGACCGAGACCGTCAAGCGGTTGACTGGTCGACAGGACGATGTTTAAGGCGATTGTACTAGCCTGTGCAATAGCAAACCCTACTCAATGTGTTGAGTTTCATGACATCCGTGGGCCTTACTCTACTCAATCCAAGTGCGAGGAACGTGCTATGGAAATGAGTCGTGACATTGGCGAGATGGGTCATGGCTTAATGCCTGTTAGGTGGCAATGTAAGCCGTTAAGAGAAGGTATGTTGTCGTAATGAGTGCCAAGCAAATACTTGAATGGAAGATACTGCCACGCTTTATGATGTTGGTTATGACGTTGATGAGCTGGCGTGTGGTTGAATGGTTTATGTCGTTGCCTAATCCAACGCCATCACAGGCTGGGCTGGTCAGTGTGGTGACAGGCGCAATGACCGGCGCATTTGCAGTATGGATGAATCACGAAGGGAAAAGCCATGTGGCAAGCATTGATAAACCCCATCGCTAATCTTGCTGGCTCTTTTTTAGAACGCAAGGTTGAAGAACAAAAGGGCAAGACAGCTGTAGCTGTAGCAAAAGCAAATGCTGAAGCAGAGGTAATGAAGGTTGCTGCTACCCATGAAGCTGGGTGGGAGAAGATCATGGCAGAGGGCAGCCTTACCAGCTGGAAAGATGAGTGGTTGACTTTGCTTTTTTCTGTGCCACTTATCCTTGCATTCTGTGGTGATTGGGGTAGGCAGATTGTTGCAGATGGATTTACTGCGCTTGATAGTATGCCTGATTGGTATCAATATAGTTTGGGTTTGATTGTAAGTGCAACATTTGCTATGCGTGGTGCAACTAAGTTTATTGGAAAGCGCAAGTAATGATTGACGAACTAACGAACCTTATTGCCAAACATGAAGGCAAGATGCTTACAATGTATATGGATACAGTTGGAGTGCCTACCATTGGATACGGTCACAATCTTCAAGAGCCTATTTCTGAAGCTGCTGCACTACAGATATTGTCAGATGATGTCGCTATTGCCGTTAATGAACTGGATGATCGCATGGATTGGTGGCGTGACTTGCCTCATCCAGCGCAACTTGTATTAGCTTCGATGGTATTTAACCTTGGCTGGCCTAGATTTTCTAGGTTTAAGAAAATGATTGCAGCTTTGGAAGATCGTGACTATGATCGTGCTGCATTGGAAATGGAAGATTCCCTCTGGTTTCAACAAATCAAGTCTCGCGGTGATGAGTTGAAACAAATGATGTTGGAATGTAATGACTATAACCAATGAACAGAAACAACGTGCCAAAGATCTTTATAAAGAACACGGCACGTTGCAAGCCGCTAGTGATGCTAGTGGTATCCCATTTCAAACCATTCATAGATGGTTGAAACGAGCAGAGGAAGATGAGCAGCAGCCCAAGTATGAGCTAACGCCACTGCCTGAAGATGATATTCCAATTGATCAACTTGTTGATCAGCTGCATAGCCGTTTTAAAAAGCGCAAAGCCAACAAAGAAGCAAAGAAATGGATTCCGATTAAGATGAAATCGGATGAGCCTATTGGTTTATTGTGGATGGGCGACCCACATATTGATGACAACTACTGCGATTGGGATTCATTACGCTCTCATTTAGCCATAATCAACTCACAGGACAACATATACGGCTGCAACCTAGGTGACTACCAGAATAACTGGATAGGCCGCCTAGGACGCTTATACGGCGAACAAGACACATCCCATAAAACTGCATGGAAACTTGTCGAGTGGTTAATTGACGAGATGAAGCCGATGATTTTGATTGGCGGCAACCATGATATGTGGTCTGGTGCAGGTGATCCCCTTAAATGGCTTGCCAGTCCTCACGCTGTCCTTGAGGATTGGGAAGCCCGCATTGAGTTGCAGTTCCCTAACGGAAGAAACTGTCGCATCCACGCTGCGCACGATATGCCTGGGCACAGCCAATGGAATGCGCTTCATGCGCAAAACAAAATGGCGCGGTTCAAGAGTAACGCTTCGCTGTATATTAGTGGACACAAACACAACTGGGCTTTGGGACAGATCGAACTCGTAGAAGAGGAAGCCACAGCTTGGCTTGCGAGAGCGAGAGGTTACAAATACCACGACACCTATGCGTTCACCAAAGGTTTTGAACAGCAGCGTTTTGGGCAAGCAATCATGCAAGTCATTGACCCGCATAACACTAGCCCTGTTTCATGGGTGCAATGTTTTGCTGATCCACAAGAGGGTGCAGATTATCTTCAATATCGGAGATCGCTTCGGTCGTAACAAGCGCATAGCCAGCAATGTCTAGCCAGCTGTCGAATGAGTAACGCTGCCGCGGCGTTTCTGTGTCTTGTTTAAGACGTGCAATCTTCAGCAACATCATCATGATGCCAACGTCCTGTACGTTGAACTCGACACCTTTGTACTCTGACCAGAAGGCTGCAATGTTTTGCAGGTTTTCTGATGGTGAGCCGTAGTCATTGCCACGATCTTCTACAGTTTCTTCTAGTTTGTTTATGAAGTATTTTCTATTCATCACGATTCCTTGTTTGTTTTTTCATACTCACCTAATGATGACCATCCACCGTTAACTTCTGTCATGCGGGTATAATAGATTCCAACGTCATCATCTGTATCCGCATCATCAGCGAATGCATCAGGCGGCAGGTTATTTTTTATTGGTGCAAATAGTTTGCGTCTTTGCGCTTCATCGTATCCCATAACAGATGACCAGCATCTGTTGTGTGGGTTTCGTGCGGCATATGTTGTTTTGTTTTTCTTCATTGTATGCTCCGATTAAATAGGCGGGGTCATCCCCCGCCTATGTATTGTGTTTAGAATGGCACCTCATCGTTTGTAAGTACCGGCCTTTCAGGCTGCACCGATTGCGGTGTTACCTTGCTTTGCTTTGGTTCGCGTTTAAGCGATAGGTACTTTGTACCCTTGTCGGATTCAGCCCGCCATGCAGCTAGCCGCATGTCGCCATCCATTGGGCCGGAGTATGCTGGTTGCTTATTCTCTGGCGTTGCATCCTCATTCATATAAAGCACACCGACACGCTGATAGACAACAAAAACATCTCTGCCTTCCTTGTCTGTGTCAGTGACAAGGGCTAATGATTTCTTGCCATCGCCATCCATGTCAATGCTGCCGGTCAGAAGCAGACGTTGCTGCTCCATTGGGGGGAACACAGCCCCCCTGTTGGTATTATCATAGTCCACTAAAATGCCTCCTTACTGGCTGTTGGTTTAACAAACTTAACTTCACGTTGATTACCTTGCGATGCCTGATTGCCATCATCATCTTCTGATGGTAATCCAAACGCGGATTGTAATCCGTACCGCTTTGCGTATGTGATACCACTACCCATTTTCTGTGGGTCTGTTGGATCTTTGGATCTGATTGGTGTGCGCGATACACGCTCTTCACCTGATGGTGCATGTATCAATACAGTGCGAACAAACGTCATGCCTGTTTCGCCATTGAACTCAAAGTCAATCTCTTGTGTGAAGCAGATACCAAACTTGGTAGCCTCATTAGCTGCATCGATGACAGCTTCGAGTGATGCGTAGTTGCTTTTGAAGTGTGGGTTCTTCGAGTCTTTCTTTGCAACAACGGCTAGCTTTTGAAAGGCAAGCAATGCCTCTGCTAAATTTTTTGGTGGTGGTGTAGTCTTGTTTGTCTGTGTCATCATTGTACCTCAGTCTTGATAGTGATGCGACAAGCACCGCGCTTGTCACGTTTGATAGTTAGCAAGTCACAGAACACTTCACGTTCATCATCCATGATCAATGACTTTAACTCTTTCTTGCAAGCCTCATGCTCTTTGGCTTTGGCTATGGTTAATACATAGTCATGCGCTAATGACATAAAGTGATTGTCGTTGTTAGCATCTCTAGCTTTTAAGCCATCGATCTTAACCTGCGACCAATCAATTTTCCATGACGCTACATCATGGCTTGGCTCTGTATTGCTAGTCACCAGCTGCCAGAACTCTTGGCATCTTTTGACAACAACATCAAAGTAATCCTGATCATATTCAACACAACAATAATCAATGTCATTGCCAAAGATGACAGACAGATAGGCTTGATCATGATGAGACAGTGCCATGTATAATTGTATCTGCGGCATGTAAGCATCAAGCATATCGGACATAGAGCGATTGCTGCTAGTGTGCTTGCATTCTAGCAATGATGTCTTGCCCTCTTCTGATGTGACAAAGGCATCAACAGTACCTTTGAATGGCACACCACCAACAACCTTTTTTAGTTCTTGCTGTTGTTGTGATGCTTCATGTCCTGTGTCTTTGCAGAACCAATCAATGTTAAATGGTTCTGTGTATGTGCCAAGCTGCACCTTGAATATGTGGTCAAGGTTATCCGCTTCTTTGATGCCCATTTTAACCTGCCACAACTCATGCCAATCTCCACGCATGATACTGTATAGGTCTGAGCCTCCGATAAATCCTGTTCTAATCATAGTACCTCCTATGTCTACGGCGATGTGGCTTCGCGGTGATTTTGGGTGACACCACATCGCCTATCGACCAGACAAGCCGTCACAAGCCACACCCAAAATATGTTGCATTATTGCACTAAAGCTTAGTGTTTACAACCACTTTATTTATCAAGCCCTGTATATCGATGGGCTTGTTTTGTTTTTCTTTTCGATTGATGAAGTAAAGCAATGAGTAAGGCGGGTCTTGTTTCTTTGACAACTTGTAGTCAAGCACCTTGACCGCATCAGCAATGAAAGAATCAACGCTATAACCAAGCTTCAATATGTCATCAGCAAATTTTTCTTGCCTAAGATTGTGATGAAACTTCTTACGACCAAACCTCTTTTCTACTTCTACTTTATACCTACTACATAAATCCCTATTAGATATATTAATAGGTTCTAGTAGGTTAGTGTCGCTGTGAGCGACAGCGTTGTCGCTGAGAGCGACACGGTAAAGTGTCGATTCAAATGGTCGATTGATTCTAATGATGAGCTTGCTTTCTTCTAGGTAGTTTAGTTTCTTGGCAACGCTAGATCGATGCATGCCTGTGCGCTTGGCGAGTGTGGCTGTTGAGGGCCAACACTCGCCAGCGTCATTAGCATAATCGCATAGCGTCACAAGCAGCCACTTGGCTAGAGGATCATCTATCTCTAGCCGCATAGCATCAGCCATCAAACTAAACATTGTAGTTTTGTTTTGACCACATGACTAATTGCTGTCTGCCAGATTTTCCCTTCCGTTTAGTGCCATCAACAATGACCAAACCCTTTTCTTTAAGTTGTTTGTATCTTGCTGTGACTGTGCTGTATCTAAGGTGAGACATACGATCAAGCACATCATCAGATATGCAGCCATCCGGAAACATATTGATTGCTTGCAGCACTTTCTTTTCCATGCGGTTTACATCCAGCTGATCAGCAGCATCATGGCTTGTGCTTGGATCACCACTGCGGGCTAGCTTATAGGCTGGTGTTGGTAGGTCAGCTTTAGGCAAACCCATAGTCTCAAACAAATCACTCTTCATCATTACCCTCCCTTTCAAACATGGCATCTTGATAATCGTAACCGCGAGTCATGTGAAAGCAATCTTCAAGATTGTCTTTAGCTTTTGCTAACTCATGCGGGATAGACCCATCGCTTATTTGAAAATCATTTTCAGCATAGTCCGTTACAAAACATCTTAGTGCTTTAGTAACTTGAAGCAACGCATCCATTTGTTTGTCAGTTAAATGTTTGCGTAACTCTTTTACTTTAGACAGACGTTTTGCTTCCATTTCTTTTTGGTGCTTTTCCCAATCCATGCGTACCTCCTTGTGTTGCATGTATGCAGTATATAAATAGATGTTGACAGGATCAACCTCTATTGTGCATGATGAGGATGGGGATTGTGGAGATTCCCTTTCATCATGTACCTCTGGCTGGATCGTTTACCTCCCTGCGATCCAGCCAATTATCTTTTCAGCTAATGGATTGCTGGCCTCGATACATATAAAGTTCGGGCCAGTCTTTTGTTTTAACAGATAAATATCTGCTGGCTGCTGGTTGTGTGTTTTGGTTAGGAAACTAAAACCACGCCCTTCAGCTTGGTACTTGGACTCTGCAATCAAAACTCCGTCTTTGGTTTTGACTTGGATGTCTCCACTAAACTCGCCACCCAGCTGTCCCGAGAGAGGCTGCCTTTTCGCTTCGGCCCCGCGAGTTTGGAACCATTCGACCCACCACCTTTCGTGGTAGCTTCCTTTATTGCGCTGAGATGTTCCCATCGTTCTTCCTCATAGCATGATACACACAGCGTAATCTTATTACCTGTGATCACAAACCAGTTAGTTGTTGAATGACAGCAATCGCATACGGCACTGTGTCCGATGCGATCAGGCTTTCTTTTTGATTTCGATCTGCGCATTGAGGGCATCTAGCCAGCATATCAGAAGGAAGTTAGAAGGAACACGTTTATATTGCTCCCACTTATGGACAAGTGATGATGCGCAGCCGATGCGGTCAGCTAATTCTTCTTGTGACCAGCCAAGTTCATTGCGGATTGCGATCAGTCCACTGACAATTGCGTACCAGTTGTCACTAATTGCTTTTGGTTTGTTGTAATGCGTGAAGTCTGATCGCATTCATAACCTTTTGTGCAGTTGACAAACGTAAATCCCCACCAGCTACAGTCCTATAGTATGTGCTGGTAGGGACGTTTGCTTCTCTGAATGCTTTCAATATTGAAATGTTAGCATCAGATGCAGCGTTCAATAGTTGTTCCATATATGTAATCATTGGAACAAACTACTGCACTTATGCGATCATTAGCAATAGGCTAATTAAGCTAGCCTCCAAACCCTGTATCCTTCACGCAGTTTGCGTGTTGTATATCTTATGTTGCGATACCTCATATGATCACGGAATCGCAACGCTTCTTGTTCTGTTTCAAACAGTACACTGTCACCAGCTTCCATTCGATTGACGATATCTGATGCGCTTGGTGGTATCGGAATGTTTTTTTCTATCAACATTACACACCTCTCAATATGGTAGCCCATGCTTCATGAATTTTAGCTTTAGCTTCATCATCAAGCATGCATTCTTTGGTGCTTTCAATTACGATTTCACCAATCATATTGACAGCTTCAGCCCATGTCATTGACGGTGGCTGAGATGGAGCTGTGCGACTGTCAAACTCAAATACATTCATGCCTTCACCGGCATGTGTTTGTACGAATACATCATCAAATCTTGGCATCAGTCTACCTCCGATAAGAATGCTTTAAGCTCATGAGTAGGGACTGCATCGAGCAGCCCCTCGATTGCATGCGTGTCACCAGATTCAAGGTCTTTAGCAATTTGCTTGATGACATCTTTATACAAGGTGTCATACGGATAGGCATCATCCGGCACGATATCATTATAAGGCCATTGCATGCTTTATCTCCTTGTCTAACATTGCTTGCTCTTGATCGATAGCATCCTCGATGCTGTCAGCATGCACCTCTTCCCATGCTGCAACAGCACGGGCCTCGAAACGATCACGATCAAACTTTGGATTTGTTTTCGCAAGAATCTTAGAGTAATCAACGGCTTGACATGGATCACTCATGGTCGGACCAAAGAAGTCAGCGATAAACTCGAAGTGTTGGCGTGTAAATTTTGGTGTATTTCTTTTCATCATTACCTCCTATGTATGATGTCTTATAACATTCATTGTAATGCAAATATGCAACAATGCAATCCCCATTATTAACAGGGATTACATTCTTGATGGTTCATCATCATATGTCTCACCAAAGTCAGACCATTCTTGCTCCCATGATGGCTGCCCATCATCTGGCTCGTCTTGTTCGGGGAACATTTTGCTTGCTGTGATGTCAATTACATCCCAATTAATGCCGATGCTGGCATCGTGGCTGTGATCAAGCTCATAAAGAACTTCACGCGCCTGCTCTTTGGTTAGGTCAGGACGGACAGAAAGAACATCTTCAGTTGACCAGACGATTGAGATTTCATCTGGATCACCTGTCGGCACAAGTTCTAGATTTTCACCAGCAGTATATTTCATTATGCAGTCTCCTCTATGGATGGTGAGTCGTGATGTTTCCATACGAATGGTCGGTAGTCCTCAAGGTAGCCATCAGGTGATGGCATGTCGTAAGCCTTCGAGAATTGCAGCATCATTTGTAGTTGGAAACGATTACCGATCATGCGGATATCATCTCTGATCGTGATGAAGCTGGTGCTGACATCTGTGCTGTCGCCATCTGGTGTGCCGCCAAGGATTAGGCCACGCCCAGCTAGTGGCATGGGGTAGTTGGCATGCATCCAGAAGTATTGATCATCAACATACAATCCTTCATCATCGATATACACATGATCATCAACATAATCATAGTCATCGGTATGATATAAACGGACGACATCAAACGCTCGACCAGTGCCGATGTGTGACATGATTGTGTTATAATCACCGTTATAATCGGTAGCGGTGACGAGTTGGGTGAATGGATCGACAAGAATAGCTTTCATTTCTTTCTCCTTGCATAGCTATCGATGGCATCAATCGTAAAGAGAATGAAGCCGGTGAACCCCACAATGAATGCGAGGATTGTTATGAACAGAATAAATGTTTCCATTTGCTTACCTTTTATTTCATTGAAAACGGTCGAGCAAACTACACGATAGTTGTGTTGACGCTCAAGTTGGGGGACTAGCTCCGCTATCTTTTGGGGCGATACCGAGCTTGAACAAAAAAAGGGAGGGCTTACGCCCTCCCTCGCTGTTGATGCGTTAGCCAACTGCCTTGAGCAAGCTAGCTGCTGTTGGTTTGATCCGAGACTGTGTGCTAGATGTTGCACCGCTGAACAGCTTCTCGCGTGTGTCGTAGAAGTCAGCTGCGCCTGTCCACACTCTGTGTGCTAGGATCTCAAACAGAAGCTGTGTAGATGTAGCCTGATGCTCGAAGATCGCTTCGAGTGCTTGCGATTTCGCAAGCCTCGCATCGATGCGCGTTGTCTCCGCGAGTTCGCCATTGCGGCGAACCTCGTCGTCACGCTGCGCTTCGAGCTTCTTCTGCCAGTCGCGCTGCCCTTGGGCTGCTTTCTCGAATGTCGCAGTAGCTGCTCCATATGCAAGAAAGACATCCCGATTGTAGTATGGGTTGTCTGCAAACGACACTGGATTTTGATCCTCGCTACGAGGATCAAGGCCATCTGCAAGATGGCCGTCCAACATCGTGATGTTGGCGATCAGTGTCTGGTTGACTTCTTCCATGTTGATAGTTACTTCATGCTTACGGATTACATTTACTTTCTTAGTCATAGTTCAGTTCCTACTCTTGTAGTTAAGGTTATACACATACACACAGTGTGCATGATATGGCTGACGAACTCGGACTGACTCGCAGCAGTCAAGTCGCTTGTTCCTAATTGCTCGGGAGCTAGATTCGCGGAAGGAACCGATTTGCAAAGCAAATTGGAAGGAGCCGCTAATCTAGCTATACCCTCGCTGCTCAGGTGCGACTTTACTGATCGAGGCTGAGCCGAGTCATCATTCCATGATAAAATGCAAACTTGTGTGTGTGTGTCTCACATAATGACGAGCCTTGTGGAGTTCGCAAGCCAGCCCAAGCTGGCTTGTGAAAGCACAACGAGGAGTGGGATGAAGCAAAGATCCGCAGGCTTGTACTGCATGCGCGGCCTAGCGCATATAACGGACTGACCCGCCCCTTCGAGCGAAGTTTACGAGTGAGGGGGGCATTAGGGGTCAGATGTCCATTTATCGCAACTATATGTCTGAGTGACAGTATCTTTACGATAAGGATACAGCTGGCTCAAGCATGGTTCCACCAGCAAGCTGGCGTGCGCCGGCTGGGCATCGGATTGCCAGTCCAAGCTATGCTTGGCTACTGGCGACCGATGGGCGACACGCTTGCTGGTGTGGTTCTGCTTGAGCTAGCAGGTTGTGCGTGAATGTGCGTTGACAGCGGTATTAATCCTGTGCCAGAAAAGGGGGGGACACAGGGGGGGTTCTTGATGGGGATGAGTATGAGCAAAGAGCTGACTGTAACCGAGAAGCAAGCGCGGCTAGTGGATACCCTCGTAGCAAGTGGCTGTAGCATCAAGGATGCCGCGCATGCTGCCGGTTACGCCAGCGGTGAAAGCGGGAGAGTGACAGCCAGCAAGGCTTTGCGGTTGCCTCATGTGCAAGCATATATGATGCAGAGAGTCGCAGAAACGCTTGGTTTGAACGCTACGACAGCCGCGGCGCGACTCGTGCATCTCGCTCAGGGAGCCAAGAGTGAGTATGTGCAGCTGGAAGCGAGCAAGGATATTCTGGACCGCGCTGGCTTCAAGGCTCCCGAGCGACACATGCACTTGCATGCTGGCGACATTTCTGTGAATATCGATCTGTCATAGTGGGGTGGGGGTCAAAACTCGGAGGTCCACCCCTCGACCCCGCCCTTCACTCTTGCGAATCTAAAAAAAGCTCTGTAGCATATATGCAACGGAGGACATCATGATTGATCTTATTTTCTGGACAGGCGTTGAACTACTAAAACAACTTGCTTTGTTTACTGGCACTACATATCAGGAAGTTAATGTGTGGTTGTTTGTAGTATTGCATCCACTACTAACGCTGGCGTTTTTCTTGCTATGGTTAAAGGCTAAGTTTGTGCGTTGATTTAATTTCAATGCATCTGCGATATTGCACTATTAAAAATATTTTTAGTTGCAGGGTTCGATGCCAACATTAAATGACATGCTAAAGGATATGCCCACGCATAAGAATTTCTACTTGCGTGGTGTTATAAACTCTTTATTGCCTGAGTTCATGGATCCGTTTGATTCAGAGATTAACGAGGGGAATATATCTGGCGAGGCGTTAGAAGCGTTGCGGTTTGCCGTTACCAAGATTCACCCTGATATGCAAGATGGCGAGATAGAGAGCATCAACTATGAACAGATGATGGAGGTGTTTGGTGACACATCCATCTTTGAGCGTAACTATGATATAGCCACAATGGGTGATGAGCTACGCAACTCCCTTGGTCAGTTTGGTGTGACCAAGGAAGATGGGCAGTATGTCATCTTTGACACATATGATTTTGAGCCGCGTGGTGGCTTTGAAGCATTCAAGCAGGTTATCAAAGAGACTTCCAGCAGTGGTGATGTTTATCCTGTGGCGCGTTTCCTTGGTGGCATCTTCATGCCGGAAGGGCCTGATGGCGCACCAGCAGAGGATGCGCTGCGTGTTCGCATTAAGATCCCTAATGAGGCGCAGGTTGTTGACGTAGATTTTGACAACGACATAGAGCCTGAAGCACCCACGTTTGTGTTTGAGGGTCCGATGACAAACAAGCGTAAGACGTTGTGGGATGCCTTCACTAGCATGTTGGTTACACCAGCAGAGGCTGCTGGGTTTACATCTGATAAAAATGATGGAAGTGGTTTTGCATCTCAGGATACTGTTGATGCCCCAGATGCTTTGCTTGATGATGAGATGCAAGCATTTACTGCAAATAATTTTGATCCGAGAAACTTGATTGCAGAGGAAGGCAAGTAATGCCGCCAAGAACACCAGCATGGACAAGAAAAGCCGGAAAGAACCCTCAAGGTGGCCTCAACGCTGCAGGTCGCGCATCTTACAAAGGCGGCACTCTCAAGCCGCCGGTCAAGTCAGGCGACAACCCACGCAGAGCCAGCTTCCTAGCAAGGATGGGCAACATGAAAGGTCCGGAGAGGGATGAGAAGGGCAGACCTACAAGGCTGCTAAAGTCACTTCAGGTGTGGGGTGCGTCATCAAAAGCTGATGCTAGGGCAAAAGCCAGAGCCATTAGCAAGCGTAATAAAGCTAAAGAAGGAAAAGCATAATGTGTATGTCTAGTGCTGTTAATCAAGCTATGATTATGGGTATGTTTAAAAAGCTTGGTGATTTGCAGAAAAAACCAGATGAGCCAAAAGCGCAAGCTGCGGCACCATCAACAGCAGCAATGCCAAAACAAAAACGTAGAATTAGACCAAGCCGGTTAATGCGTGCTGGTGGCGGTAATCGTTCATTCTTGGAAGGAGGGCAGTAATATGCCAATGGGTAAGGGAACATATGGTTCGACTAATGGTCGCCCTCCAAAGAAGTCAATGCTGACATCAGGGCAAAAGAAACTGCCAGATGCATTAAAGAAGAAAATACTAAAGTCAAAGAAAAATGGCAGTTAATGAAGCTGGCAACTACACAAAGCCAGCTATGCGCAAGGCTTTGTTCAATCGCATAAAGGCTGGCAGTAAAGGCGGTGCTGCGGGGCAATGGTCTGCGCGTAAGGCGCAGATGCTTGCTAAAGTTTATAAGGCAAAAGGTGGTGGATATACATCATGAAGAAACCACAAAAGTCATTGGTAAACTGGACTAAGCAAAAGTGGAGAACCAAAAGTGGCAAGCCATCCACCCAAGGATCAAAAGCTACAGGGGAAAGATATTTACCTGCGGCTGCCATCAAAGCGTTATCATCGAAAGAATACGCGGCGACCAGTGCTGCTAAAAGAAAAGGACGTGCGGCTGGTAAGCAGTTCGTCAGCCAGCCTAAAAAGATACGAGATAAAGTAAAGAAGTATAGATAATGGCTGTTGCTGAAATCCTCACAGGTATTGCGCTAGTACAGCAATCAGTCAAATTTATCAAAGAAAACATCAGTACGGTTTCTGACATCGGGCAGATTGCCAGTCAGATTGATGATCTGTTTCGTGGTGAAAAAGAAGCGCAGCAAGCTCGAAACAAAAAATCCAGTGGTAGTCTTGGCGATCAGTTTGGTGTTGACACAGTAGCCAAAGAAATTATTGACGCTAGGTTGGCAGCTGAAAAGTTGCAAGAAGTAGCTACTATGGTTGACATGCGGTTTGGTCATGGCACATGGGCCGGTATCATTGCTGAGAGAGCAAAGCGTATTCAAGCTGCGAAGGAAGCAGCAAGCAAGGCAAAGCTAAAAGCCATGCAAGAAAGGCAAGAGATGATTGACAACATAAAAGTTGTTTCAATAATATTTTCTGCCATCATCTTGTTTGCCGCGCTATTTGTTACCATAATGGTTTCAGTTGCCAAAGCTATGGGTTTCTAATGTTTTACCACAAACTTACAGAGCATGAGCGTCAGCTGCTACGCATCGTTGTTAAGAACGTACACATGCAGTATTTTCCAAAAGAGTTCCAGTCTGACTATGAAGCAGATAAATTAATTGCATCATTAGCACCATACACTGTTGAGCGTATGAAGCAGCAAGCAAAGAGACGCAAGGTTGACGAACTTTAAGTACAAGCCAGATGGGCAAATATTAAAAGACTTTATGAAGTCTAATGTATTCTTTCGTGGCCTTAGAGGGCCAGTTGGTTCTGGCAAATCTGTGTGTTGTTGCGTTGAAATATTTCGCCGCGCACTTGAGCAACATAAGTCAGAAGATGGTATTCGTCATAGCCGTTGGGCTATCATCCGTAATACCAACCCACAACTTAAAACTACAACCATTAAGACTTGGCTTGATTGGTTTCCAGAAGAACAGTGGGGCAGGTTTACTTGGTCTGTCCCATATACGCACCATATAAAGAAAGGTGATATAGATCTTGAGGTTATCTTCTTAGCTCTTGATAGGCCCGAGGATGTAAAGAAACTCCTCTCTTTGGAGCTTACCGGCATTTGGGTAAACGAAGCAAGAGAGATACCTAAGAGTATTATTGATGCAACCACAATGCGTGTTGGTCGATTCCCTTCTATGAAGGATGGTGGTTGCACATGGACAGGTGTGATTGCAGATACTAACGCTCCAGAGGAGGATCATTGGTGGCCTATCATGTCCGGCGAGGTTCCTATACCGGATCATATTCCAAAAGAAGAAGCAAAGATGTTAGTCAAGCCAGACAACTGGCAGTTCTTTACTCAACCCGCCGGAATGGTAGAGGAAAAGGATTCAGATGGGGGCGTAGTAGGTTATGTCCCAAACGAGAGTGCAGAAAACCGAAACAATATGCGCAGCGATTATTACCCCAACATTGTGATGGGCAAGACTAAAAGCTGGATTGATGTTTATGTAATGAATAAGTTAGGAGCGATAAAGGATGGCAAACCCGTTTATCCCATGTTTGCTCCTGACATGCACGTCGCCAAAGAAGAAATCCCTGTGGCCTCTGGTGTGCCTGTATATATTGGTGTTGATTTTGGGCTTACACCTGCGGCTGTTATAGGACAGAAGGTAAGAGGCAGATGGCTTTTGTTGCAAGAGATTGTAGCATTTGACATGGGCATTGTAAGATTTAGCGAGGTGCTACGACAGGAAATATCATCACGCTATGGTGACTGTGAGATAAATATTATTGGCGATCCAGCTGGCGACTTTCGCGCACAAACGGATGAATCTACACCATTCCAGATTCTTAGAGGTTGTGGTTTGAATGCACGTCCAGCGCAATCCAATGATGTTTCTTTGCGTCTTGAATCTGTTAATGCACCACTGAATAGAATGGTTGAAGGTAATTCCGGATTGTTGATTGACCCCAGATGTCGCACCCTTATCAAAGGATTTGATGGTGGCTATCAGTATAAAAGGATGCAGGTATCTGGGGAAAGGTTTGATGACAAGCCGGAAAAGAATCACTTCTCCCACATCCACGATGCGCTGCAATATTTAATGATGGGTGCTGGTGAGGGCAGAAACATCTTGCGTAATGTGTCTGCACCTAGTAAGCCCTTTCAGGCAAAGATGGAGTTTGATGTTTTCTCTCGTAGGCCAAAGCCAAGGCGACAGGGGTTGTGGTCAAGACTTTAATTGTGCGTTGCATATTAGCATTGCATAAGGTTATTACCGCATAAAGGAGTTTAATATGTGTACTTCATCTATTTTAAAACCATTTCAAAAGTTGGGCCGTAGTTTGCTTGGCATATCCAAGCCAAAAGCACCACCTGTCTCTCAAGAGTCTCAAGACGCTGCCGCAGAGCGTAAAGCGCAAATGGTTCAGCAAGAAGAGGCGCAAAAAGAAGAGCGTCAGAAAAGACTTGAAGTTCAACTAAGACGCAAGAAAAGAGGCGGATCTGGTCAGCGTTCTTTGATATCAGGTCAAGCTGGTGGCGTTGGTTATTTTGATGAGAGCATCTAATGGATACTGTTGCCCGCCGTATGCTGGAACGGTTTGAAAAAGCAAAAGCAAACCGAGTTCTTTTTGAGTCATTGTTTGAAGAGTGTTATGAGTATGCTCTTCCAATGCGGCAAAGCTTTTTTCATGAAAGCCCCGGTCAAAGGCGGGATGACAAGATCTTCGATGAGACAGCTGTTGTTGGCACACAAGAGTTTGCATCTCGTTTGCAATCTGGCCTTGTGCCTAACTTTGCTCGTTGGGCAGACTTATTAGCTGGCAGCGAAATTCCTGAAGCTGAAGCTGATGATGTAAATAATAGCTTAGATCAGGTGACGGATTATGTTTTTGAAATTATACAAAATTCAAACTTTGGGCAAGAAATACATGAGTCTTTTATGGACTTGGCTGTTGGAACAGGCATCCTTCTTGTTGAAGAAGGTGACGCTGTTAATCCGGTCAGGTTTAATGCTATTCCGTTACCGAGTGTATACCTTGATACAGGTCCGGATGATAAAATTGACCATGTATATAGACAGCGTACTCTTAAATATGCAGACCTGCCTGTGGCGTATCCGAAAGCGGTATTTCAAGAAAGAACCGCCAAAGCAATAGCAACTCAGCCAGAAGGCAAAGTGCAGATTGTTGAGATCGTTTGTCGCAACTATCAAAAGCGCAACGAGGATCGGTTTGACTTTTATGTAATTAATATTCCAGAGCAAGAGACTATTGTAGTAGATCAGTTTGTTGGCACTGGTGCTAACCCATATGTTTGTTTCCGCTGGTCAAAAGCTAGCGGGGAAATCTATGGACGTGGCCCTTTGATCAATGCGTTGTCTGCAATCAAGACAACCAATCTTACTATTGAGCTTGTACTTGAAAATGCTCAGATGGCTATCTCTGGTATCTATCAGATGGATGATGATGGCATCATTAACACTGATACCATCAACCTCGTTCCGGGGACAATCATCCCTAAAGCAATGGGGTCGCAGGGTTTGCAGCCAATCAGGAACGCTGGCAACTTTGATGTTGCACAAATTGTTCTTGGGGACATGCGCAATAACATCAAGCGGGCGTTGTATAACGACATGCTTGGCGACCCCAACAAGACACCCGCTAGCGCAACGGAAGTAGCAGAGCGTATGGCTGACCTGTCACGGCGTATTGGTTCAGCATTCGGACGACTTCAAGCGGAAATGGTGCAACCTGTATTGCAGCGGGTAGTTTACATTTTGAAGAAACAAGGTCGTATTGATTTGCCAACAATCAATGGGCGTGAAGTAAAGATTCGTTCTTCATCTCCATTGGCTCAAGCGCAAGCTAATCAGGATATATCATCTATCTCAAGATATCTACAGCTTGTTGGTGGCACATTTGGACCAGAAATCCTAAACCTTCTTGTAAGTTCAGAAGATGTTGCGGTGCATCTCGCCAAGAAGTTTGGAGTGCCTGATACTCTTGTTCGCGATAAAGTAGATCGTGAGCAACTGATAGCAGCAGCACAACAAATGGCGCAGCAGCAACAACAGCAACAAATGATGACGGAGCAAGATGTCTAACCAAATAGGTATTGACAATTTTCCTCGTTCTAGATCAGACGATGAAAAAATTTCCAAAGATATAAGATCGCTATTTCGTACCCCTAATGGACAGGAGGTAATGAAATATTTGCGTTCCATAACAATCGAAGCAGTCACAGGGCCAGCCGCAAGTGATGCCGAATTAAGGCATCTCGAAGGGCAGCGGTATCTAGTCGGTCTCCTTGAGAGGCGTATTAAACATGCAGAAAAGGTAGAGAAAAATGGAACAAGCAGATAATGTAGAAGTAGCTACTTTAGCTACTGAAGCACCTGTGTCCGACAGACCAGAGTGGCTTCCTGAAAAGTTTAAATCACCAGAGGATATGGCTTCATCATATTCTGAGCTTGAGTCTAAGCTTGGGCAGGGCGAGACTGCGCTGCGTGATAAGATTCTTTCTGAGCTAGAAGCAGAAGCTTACTCAAACAGACCGGCTAGTGCTGGTGACTATGCCATACCAGAGATGATTGATCCTGAATTGGCAACTGACAATGAGCTGTTTCAATGGTGGGCTAACCACGCTTATGAAAATGGTTATAGTCAAGAAGAGTTCGAAAATGGCATTGAGCAATATGCTGCTGCCCTTGAAGCAATGGGTCCGGATCTCGATGCGGAACGTAAAGCATTGGGCGACAATGCTGATGCTCGTATTGAAGCTGTTGAGCTTTGGTCTCAAAAGTTTTTTCCAGAAGAGTTTACCGAAGTAGTAATGACTATCGGGCAAACAGCAAAGGGTATTGAAGCGTTGGAGTTTCTTATGCAAAACATGCAAGGCTCAAGTGTGTCTCGCGATGGTCAGCCAGCTATGCGTATGTCAGAAGATGAGCTACGCACAATGATGCAAGATCCGCGTTACTGGAACCCTGTCAAGAGAGATGCTGCTTATGTTAAAAAAGTCGAAGAGGGTTTTTCCCAAATCTACAGGTAGCGTATTTCATAAGGATGGCGATGTTGAAATAGTTAAGGCAACGAGTGAACATGCTGCCTACCTTCAGCATCGCCTACGTCCTACTGATATTCGTGAATGTATGATAGCTGGCGCATCACCTTGGGCTGCGCTTCATACACCATTAACAGACAAGCATGGCAAGACTTGGACAATACTGTTCAACGGAGAACCTGCTTGCATGTATGGTGTGTCAGCTGTTTCTGAAGATGAAGAATTTAATAGTGCAATTATATGGCTGTTAGGTAGCAACTTAGTGGAAAAAGAGTCGCGCAAGTTCTTAAAAGTGACTCGGCAGATAGTTGATTACCTACAGGGTCAATATGATTTATTAGAAAATGTTGTGCCAATTGACCACACCAGAACTCTTAAGTGGTTGGATTGGTTGGGTTTTTACTTTTCAGATCAAACAACAGTCATCAATGGCTTTTCTTGCGTTCGTTTTGTGCGTTGCAATCCTGCCATAGAGGTGCGATTTGAATGATATTACGGCCTGTTTCAAACTGACAGCCTCGCAACGAGACAACTGGATGATGGAAGAAACGGACAACCGTTGGTGTAGTGAAACTTTTTTATAAGGACTGAAGGAAATGGCTAATACAATTGATCAAGCCTTTATCAAGCAGTTCGAGACTGAAGTTCACATGGCTTATCAGCGCATGGGTTCTAAACTCCGCAACACTGTACGCACCGCTGGTAATGTTCGTGGTTCTGTTGTTCGGTTCCAGAAGATTGGTTCTGGTTCTGCCAACACAAAGTCTCGTAACGGCAACGTAACTCCAATGGAATTGGCGCATACAAACGTAGAAGCTACTATGGCTGACTACTATGCACCAGAGTACATTGACAAACTCGATGAGTTGAAAACAAACATCGATGAGCGTCAAGCTGTAGCACAATCTGCTGCCGCTGCTCTAGGTCGCAAGACTGACGAAATCCTGTATACAGCTATGGACGCTGGTGCAAACGCAACTCAGATCAGCACAACTGGTGCTGCTGTTACTAAAGCTAACCTGCTCACTCTTTTTGAAACATTCGGTTCTGCCGATATTCCAGAAGATGGTCAGCGTTATCTTGCCATGCATCCAAAGGGATATGCAGACCTGTTCCTGATTGATGAGTTTGCCTCATCAGATTATGTTGGCGATCAGAACCTGCCATTCGCTGGCGGCATGACAATGAAAGAGTTCTTGGGCTTCAAGATCTTTTCAACATCAGCAATTACAGCTGGTAAGAATATGGCTTACCACTCAACTGCTGTTGGTCTTGGCATCAACTCTGATGTTCAGACAGAGATCAACTATGTGCCTGAGAAGGCTGCCCACCTTGCAACCTCAATGATGTCAATGGGTGCTGTTGTTATTGACGACAACGGCGTCTATGAAGTCCTTGATAACAACTAAGGAGTAAGAAGAAATGGCTTATAATGCAGCAAACCTTACTCGCATTGGTGGTGCCTCTAACGGCGACCTGTGGTTTTACACTTCAGCAGATGCAATTGCTGACGTAAACACTGCCGGTTATTTTAATGACGCATCGAACATGCTTGCAGTTCGTGATGTTATTATTGTTGTAGATACCGCAACACCAACAACCAGCTTCGTTAATGTTCTTTCGAATGCTAGCGGCGTGGTTGACGTTTCAGATGGCACAGCCATTGCTGAAACAGACACTGACTAATAGGGGTGGGGGGCTTCGGCCCCCCATTATCTGATGCCAACAGTAGCTAACTCTGACATTGATATTGCGTCACGCGGCCTGATCCTTATCGGAGCAGAGCCGATTACTTCGTTTACAGCTACAAGTACAGAAGCGACTGTAGCCAATGCTATATATGAAGATGTCATTAGGACATTGATGTGTTCTAGTCGTTGGCGGTTTTCAACAAAACAAGCGCAGCTAAACTTATTAACGAATGCCCCAACCGGCAGATATGACACAGCGCATCAATTGCCATCTGACTTGTTGATGCTACACGCTGTTACAGTCAATGATGCCATTATTGAGTACAATATTTATGCTGACAAAGTATTTAGTAACTCATCACAAAATGATGCGTTAATCGCTGACTACACTTTTAGAGCGTTGGAACCTAACTTTCCATCATACTTTACACTAGCTGCCGAGTTTTCATTAGGTGCATCATTTGCTTTGTCGATTGCAAGAGATGAGCAGCTATCAGCTTTGCTAGAGAGAAAGGCAGCGGAACTTTTGCAACAGGCAAAAACTCTGGACAGCCAGCAACAAACAACACGCAAACTTGTTACATCGAGGTTTATTACTGAAAGGCGAAGTTAATGGCGAGAATACGGATACCGCTAAACAACTTTGTTTTTGGTGAGATTAACCCATCATTGACTAGCCGCATTGATGCGGCTGTTTACAATCAAGCTGGGCAATCTGTAAAGAATGTTTTTATTCGCGCTGAAGGAGGTATTATTAATCGCCCCGGATCGGAGTTGCATCATAAATTCTTAGACGGTGCTAGCAATCCGATTGCTTATTCATCAAGCTATACGCAGCAAATACGTCTTGAGCCTTTTGTTTTTTCAAGCGATGAAAAGTATGTAGTGGCGTTTATTGCTGGAACTACGGCTGGCAGCATACAGATATTTAGAGTTAATACTGATGGCACGTTTAACTCGCTTGTTGCCACATTGACCACTGACGTTGATGGCGATGATCTTCCGTTTACATACACAAACCTAACGCAGTTTACATATGCGCAAAGCGGCGACTTTATGTTTATTGCGCATACAAACTTTGCACCTTTAGAGCTTGTCAGAACAGGTTTAACAAGTTTTGAAGTGCGGGTGTATGAGTTCGATATTTCTGCTGATGGCAATAGAAAGCTACAACCTTATTACAATTTCCAAGGCAGCGCAGTTACAATTGCGCCATCAGCTACATCAGGAACAGGAGTTACAGTAACAACTAGCTCTGCTTATTTTAACGCGGGTATGGTTGGCTCAAGTCTTTTAATCCACGACACGCAGGTAGACATTACCGCAGTTACCAGCTCCACTACAGCTACCGTCAATGTGCAAGGCACAATTGAAAGGCAACTAGATTTTGATTCGTTGAACACAACAGAAGGTTCTGACAGAGTTCATGTTGTAATGGAGTCGCATGGTCTTAGTGCAGGTGACTCAATTACTATAAGTGATGCTGGCGCATTAGGTGGCATTAATAATGGAAACATTAATGGCACAAGAACAATCACAAGAATATTAAACGCCAATGAGTTTGACTATCAAGCTGGTGGTTCAGCTTCATCTACTGCGACAGGTGGTGGCAATCCCATCATTAGCAGCACCGCTGCAACAACAGACTGGTATGAGCAATCTTTTAGTTCTTACCGAGGGTTCCCTGCTGCTGTAACATTCCATGAAAATAGATTGTGGTTTGGTGGAACACCAGCGCAGCCTAGTGGTATATGGGCATCAGCTAGCGGAGAGTTTTTTAACTTTGATGTTGGCAAGGGTGAGGACTTTGATGCATTGGATTTGGAAGTATCTGTAGGTGTGACTAACTTTGTTAGGCATCTTGTATCTAACAGAGACTTGCAGGTATTTGCTAATCAAGGGGAGTTCTTTTTGCCAGCATTCCAAGATGCACCTATTACCGCATCAACAGCAAAAATATCTGAGCAGACTCCATTTGGTTCTAGCTATGTAAGGCCACTGTCTTTAGATGGTGCAACATTGTTTGTGCAAGCAACTGGCACAGCTGTAAGAGAGTACATTTTCAGTGATTCAGAAGCAGCTTACACAACCAACATGGTTTCTATATTATCTTCGCATCTTATTTCTTCGCCTGTTCAATTAACATCTGTCAAAGGATCCTTAGATCGCCCCGGAGCGTATGCATTCTTTTTAATGGACAATGGTGAGATTGGTGTATTCTACAGCATTAGATCTGAAAAACGTGCTGGCTGGATGCGTTGGACTACAGAAGGAAGATATCATTCTGTGTGCGCAGTTGATGAGCAGCTGTTTGTTGTAACGTCAAGAGACGATGGCAATGGCACACCCTCGCTTTGTCTTGAGCAATTTACGCCTGAATTGAATATGGATTTTAGCAAAGAGTTTAGTGGTGCTGCTGGTGTGTTTAATGTTTCATCAAACTTTTCCGATGGTGCTGTAGTAGATGTAGTTGACGATACAGAATATCTTGGACAGTTTACTGTAGCTGGTGGTGAAATTGATGTTAGTGCTGTTAAGCTTTCAACATCAGTAGAAGCGGGTTACAAGTTTGTTCCTGAGTTAAAAACAATGCCACTAGATGCTATGGTGCAAGGCGGTCCACTAACAGGCAGACCTCGCAAGATAACAAATGTTATACTTGACTTAAAAGATACATTAAGTGTTTCGGTTAATGGAACCAATATGATCATTCGTAATGTTACCTTTAACCCTGCCCAACCTAGGCAAGCGTTTACAGGCAAGAAAGAATTTAGGGTGCTGGGTTACAGTAAAGACCCAGTTGTTACAATCTCACAGATAGCACCACTTGACATGCAGCTAAATGGTATGGTGGTCGAGGTAGCGTTCCAATGAGCTTTTGGATGTTTGCAGCGTTGGCTGTTGGTACTGTGGTTGATATTGCTGGACAGGATCAAGCAGCTAGAGCAGAAAAGATTCGTCAAGATGAAATAGCAAGGCAAGCTAAAGAAAATGCCGAGATGGTTAAGCTAAATGCAGAGATTGCTGCGACAGCCAGATCTCGCGCCTATACTAGCTTTGTAAGAAACTCATCTGCTATTGCTGGCTTTAATCGTCGTGGAGATGATCGTTCTTTAAAGTCAATACAAATAGCTGGCAAACAAAAGAGTGCTGAAGAGTTGCGGGCCGCTGAGTTGCAGAGTTTATTTACCAGAGGGCGTTACGCTAGTCAGGCTGCATTTGCTCGCTTTGAGGGTCAAGCGGCTATGGATCAAGCTTTAATCAGTCAGGTGTCAACCTTGGCTAGCAATGGTTACAAAGCTGCATCCATTGCAGGAGGATAATTTTTTATGGCTAAGATTGAAGTATTAAAAGGACAGCAATCTACATCAGTTGGACCCATTGGTATTGTCTCTATGGGCAGGGGCGGCGTTGCGGCTGGGCAAGCTATGTCTGATGCTGGCAAGCGTATCTTTGATGCTGCCTTCGAGTATGCTTATAATGCTGAAAAGAACAAAGGGCAAGAAGAGGCTCGTCTTGCTGCTATCAGCGCAAGAGACGCAGATGGCAACCTTGTATTCCCTGAGATTCCAAAGTCATTATCACCTGTTGCTCAAAAGTATTACGAGCCTATTGCCGCAAAGCGTTATACAGATGCGTTGTTGATTGACATTGATTCAAACGCAAAACAAATAGCTGCTAATCATGAAAGAGACCCTGATGGGTTTCAAAAAGAATTTAAATTATTCTTAGACACAACACAAAATAATGCTGGCAAATATGCTGGCATTGTTTCATCTGCTGGTGCAGTTGTTTCTAAACAATATCAAGTTGATTTGTTTACAAAGAAGGTAGAGTTTGAAGATAAAATTGCTGCACAAAATGCTGTAGTTAATATTAACAAAAGGATTGCTGATATACAATCCACTGCATCTGCTGGTGCTACTGGCACTGCCAGAGCAATGCTATCTAGCGGTTTAGAAGAGTTAAATGGGGTTATTGCTGAACACGGTGATCGTTTTGGCATGGCTTATTTACCTGAGACAACAGCTAAATTGCGTTCTGCATTTGTTACTGGCGATATAATTAACATTTCTAATAAGCTTGCTACTGTTCTTGGCAATGATGATCCTTATGCTTCAGATGCAAAATTATCTGTTTATTTAAATTATATGGCAGTTGCACTGGAAAGCAGAACTCTTGACGGTATTCCACCAGATATACGAAAAAGCTTAGAGTCTGTTGGCTTCAAAGAAGATTATATTAATGATGATGTATTTGATGGCCTTCATTCAATGATTGCAAGAGATGTTAGAACTCGTCAAGGCACTGTTGCAGAACTATTTAACCAACGCAAAGAAACATTGCTTACTGGGGCTGCGGTTACAGACCTTGGCAATGGGTTTAATCTTTCAGGAAAGGACGCTGACAGGGTAAGCAATGCTATTGGCATTAGGAACTCCGTTGACCTGTCAAACAATCTTAGCCTGATTATGACACCGCCATCAGATGCAGCACAAAAAATTCAGTGGGAGGCAAAGTTTGGTGCTTTCCATAATATTTTATTTGAAAGCACTGGTGAGCTGCCTACTGTTGTTAAGGATTATTTAACTAACGTAGACACATTGACCGCTGATCAACTTCCTGTTGCAATTGCTATGTACCAACAAGCGACAACATTCAATCGTGGCACATATTCAGAAAAGCTGAGTCGCGGTTTAAGTGATGAGTCTGTTGTAATGTGGGAGACATTATCAAACGTGCAAGATGTTCTTGGCACATCAGCATTGCCAGAGTTTATGAATGCATTCCGTGAAAAAGATACAGCAACAGCTGACGAGGTAAAGGCTAATATCTTTAGAAAGCTTGGCAAAGACAAAGGCACTGTAGCTTCTGCTGTTAGAGAGTTTGTAACTGATAACATCAGAAGCGATGCAAGCCCTGATGAGATTACTTTTTACACACGCTTTGCAGATGACCTGCTTTATTCAATGGATAAACCGCGAGTTGAAAGGATCTTAAAATCTGCTGGCGATGCTGTGTTTCGCAAAAGCAAACTGCTTCATCCAAGCATTGGGCGTTCAAGGTTTACACCGGAACGTGCATACACTGATGATGCGACAATGGAAGATTTTAAGGTTACTGCACAAACTAAGTTAGAGCTTTTGGGGAAAGGGCTTGAGCTTGGTCGCAACGCATTTCTTGTGCCTGATCCAAGAGAGGGATCAGCATTGCCTGTATATACGTTTGTAGACGCTGACAAAAACATTATTACTTACAATGGTAAACCTATGCAAATTGGCAATCAAGGTGTTCTTAAAAGAATGTCTGAAAGGCGTGGCATTACTGTTCGCCAGCTTCGGTCTCAGGCGGCAAATGCAAGAGAGTTGTTTGTTAAAAATCAAGACATATTTGATGAGGCATATGCGCCATGATGGATATAGGACGCAGAGATTTCTTTATACCGATTCCGGCAGCAATTAGTGAGGAAACTCCTGTAAGCTGGTGGGAAGGTTATAAGGCTAATGTTGCTTACAACAACATGCCTCTTATCGAAAGCGTTGAAGAGGCTAAGTTGTTTGGCAACGTGCCTTTAGATGAAGAGTTTGATGTTGCAGCCAACATATCAGAAGAGCTGTTGCCTTATTATGATGACCTTATTCGTGCAAAGAATCCAGCGCATCTGGCTTATCTTGAAGAACGTGCATATACAGCAATTGAGCGTAGGCGCAAGGCTGGTGATGCGCCAATAACAGCTATGCTTGCTGGTGGGTTTACAGATCCGCTGGCATTAGCCTCATTTATTCCGGGGCTACAGTTTATTAAAGTTGGCAAGACCTTCGGTCAGGCGGTGACTAGGGGTGCTGCTGCGGGTCTTGCCTATGGAGTTGCGTCTGAAGCTAGACGTGCGCCATTTGCCGTAGCTGACGAGCCGTATGAAGCTGCAAGCAACATTGTAGCTTCTACTGCTTTGTCTGCTGGCTTTGGTGGTTTGATGCGTACCGCACCATATGCCAAGCCCTTTTTCCAAAGCACTGCCGCTAAGATGGGTAGGATCTACCGTGGCGAGAAGTTTAAGCATGTTTGGAGTAATCCAGATGAGGTTGTTGATCCAGATGCAATGATTGTGTATTCGCCTGATGGCACAGCTTCTGTTGCAACTGTTGTTCAGCGTTCTGAATCTGGCGGTATTATTGTAAGAACGTCAGATGGTAAGGAAGAGATTTTAGGGTTAAGTCCTTTATCTCAAAAAAGTCCATATGATCCAGAGTTTGTTATTGAAACTATAGAGGGAACTCCATCTGTTAAAAATTTATCCGATGATGAACTTCTTGTTGTTCTTGACACATTAGAAAGAAAGATAGCCGCATCACTTAAAAACAAAACTCCAAACTATGAAATGATTAGAGAACGTAATGCTATCAAGATAGAGCAGAAAAGGCGGTCAGGTGAAGCTGTGACTCCTCCTGATGTTCCAGCGTTACCAACTATCACAAATCTTGATGAAGGCTATACAGCAGGCTCTGGCGGCGACTTTGACACTACTCAAGTAAATTGGATGGGCAGTCCATCGCAACGCGCTATGCAACGAGACGATTTGAATGATGAGGTTAAAGAGTTTTTTGCTCTTCTTTCATATAATGGATCAGTATCTACTCAAGGCGCACGACAAGGCAGAGCATTTCAGTCTGTAGCACAGGAGGCGCAAACATTTATTGGTCAATTTGAGCGTCTTAACCAAACAATGCGCGACCTTCACTCTCAACAAGTTCGTGGTATTGCCAAGGCTGCTAGGGTAGGTAGTATTTACAACCCTATGAGTGGCTTTGATGATTGGGCCAACGACACTATTCGTAGATATATTCTGTCTAATTCAACTGACCCTAGGCTGCGTAGGCTTGGTCAGGATGGCATAACAGACCAGCAAAAAGAAGCTGGTGTGCTTCTTGGTGATTTGTTTAAGTCATTTTCTGATGATATGAATTACACAGGGCTTGTTAAGAATAACGAGCGTTTAGGCAAGATTATAACAAAAAATCAGGCTGAGTTAGATAAAGTTACACAGAAGCTAGCTGATCTTGAGGACAGTATTAAAAAGGGCGGTGGTGCTACAAAAAAACAATCGTCATTTCGTGATGCGTTGGAAAACAGGCAAGCAATACTTAAAGCTAGAATAGAGTTTTATGAAGGGCAGATTGACAAACCACTTCGTTCTGATTTTGTGTTTCCAATATTTTATGACAAAGGCAAGTTAGCATTAGATGAGCCGCGTAGTGCGCTTACTAATGTGTTTGCAGAAGATTATAAAATGCAACGCCTTGCAGAAGGACAAGATCCTGATGGTGCTTTTTCTGATGCTGAACGTACACTGTCTCGCATTATGCAAGAAGATGGCGAGGAAATGGAAAACCTTATGCGCAGTAGAGATACTGCTGGCAGAGCAAAACATCTAAAGCAACGCAAAACTAACATCGATGTAGCTAAAGTTGTAGATTACATTCATGCAGATATGGAAGCGTTATACACATACATTGATCGTATGGGGCGGCAGATATCTTTTGCAAATAAGTTTGGTGGCAGAAATATTGATGAGGTTATTGAAGATTTAGATGATGCTTTAATCCGCGCTGGTAAAAATTCTAAAGAGCGTAGCAGATTGCTTGCTGATTTCTATGGTGATTATGAGCGTGTAATGGGTACGTTGCAGCGCAGTCCTGATCGATGGGATAACCAAGCTGCCAAGGCTGCTAAAGCTTGGACAGGCTGGACATTTCTTCCGCTTGCTGGTGTTTCTGCTATTACTGACACAGGCTCTATTGTTATGGCGCATGGCATGAAGGATGTTATTGCAGCTGGCTTTGCTGCAAGTGATACAGCATTTGCTGGCAAAGTTGTCCGTGAAGGGCAGCTTGCTGGCGAGTTGTTGGATATTACTAAAAATGTTTATGCTAGAGAAATGCTTAACGATACAGCCCGAAAGGTTAAGCCAAACCTAAATGAACGTATTATTCAACGGGGCAACCAATTTATGTATTCGGCCAACGGTCTTGCGTTAATTACATTTGGTGGCAAAACATTAGATCAAATACTGGCAAACAACAAATTTATTAAACTGTCGCGTCAATGGTCTGAAGGTAAGATATCTTTATTTGATCGTGAGTATCTTGCTCGTTATGGCATTGATGAGGATATGGCTAAGTTTATAGCCAAAGCCCCTACTGAAAAGCACGATAGGTTTGACTTTGAGTTTGCCAACACAGACGCTTGGGATCAGTCAACCCCACAAGCAAGAGAGATTATGCGTAAGTATCAAGCTGCGCTTGCCTCACATGCAAACAATACAATTGTTATGGGACAGACGTTTGACAAGCCATTGATTGTAGATGGTGTTGCTTATCTGCGTGACAATCCATTCTTTCAATCTGTGCGCAAAGCATTTCCATCGCAATTTCCTATTGAAAAGCGGCTGCGTACTGGTGCTGAAAACATGGTGCGTATTGAAAGCGGTTTGATGTCGCTGCCATTTACATTTATGAATTTTGCATTTGGTGCCAACAACAAAATACTTGGTGCTATCCGTGACCCTAACAGGCGTTATAGATTGCAAGGTGTAGTTTCCTTGATTGGCTTATCTTATATGTCACTAGCATTTAAGAAACCTGACTATTGGTTTGAAAAGCGTGGCACACCAGAAGTTATGGCGCGAATTATAGATCACTCTGGTGTGTTGGGCATCTACTCTGACCTTGCATATACAGGGCTAAACATTGCTGGCAACGCTGGCATGATCAGCGAGGACTTTCCAATACCACCTAAGTATGTAAGTCCCAATCGTGATGAGCGTATGATGGATGCTTTTGTTGAGCCATTTGGCGCACCGGCTGGGCTTGGTCTTGAATACGGCAGGGCATTAAAAGATTTTATGGATGGCAATACATCTGATGCATCTGAGCGTCTAAAGTATGCATTGCCATTTATTGGTTTGTATCCAATTCGTGATGATATGCGCGAGTTAGTTGGTAGTATAGGAAGGAATTGATTGTGCGTTGTGTACTGCATTGTTGCTATGATAGGGGATTAGCATGACTATTAATTTAAGTGATAACAACCCGCGTATATCGTACACTGTGGCGCAAGGCGTTACACAGTCTGCCTTTGTTGTGCCATTTGAGTTCTTTCAGGATGAAGATCTTAACGTATATGTTGACGGTACACTAAAGACATTAACAACTCATTACACAACAGCTGACGATTCAGGCAATACACAGGCTCATACGCAGGGCACAACCGGATATATACACTTTACTGCTGGTAATGAGGTTACTGGTATTTCTGGCGGTAGTACAGTTATTTTAACAAGAGACGTTGAGTTGGAGCGTGTAACAGACTTTCCAACATCGGGTCCATTTGACGTTGCGTCTTTAAACACAGAGCTTGATAAGTTTGTTGCAATTGCAGCTGACCTTAAAGATGCAATTGGTCGTAGTATACAGCTAACAGATTTTGATACATCAGCTGGATTATCTCTTACACTTCCGTCTGCTGCAAACCGAGTTGGCAAGTTCTTGTCTTTTGATTCAAGCGGCTCACCAATTGTTACGACTAATGCTGGTAACTATAAAGGTGCATGGTCTGCTGGTACTGCATACTCAAATGGCGACACAGTTACAGACACAACTGATAATAATATTTACATTGTAAATACTGTGCACACATCTTCTGGCGTTTTGCCATTAACAGCAAACGTAAACTCATCTTATTACACATTGTTTATTAATGTTTCTACAATTCAAACAGTGTTGATAGAAGATTCGGCAACCAAATTGGCAATAGTATTGGGATAAACAAATGGCTAATACCTTCAAACTAAAAACTAATGGGGCTATGCCAGCCAGTGCTGGTACGCCTGACACACTTTACACAGTTCCGGCTTCAACTACTGCCGTAGTTGTTGGTTTGACACTGGCAAACATTCACACAACCTCAGTTACAGCCACAGTGCAGATTGTGTCTACAACTGTTGATGTTGAAACTAACGAGACAGTCAGCGTTGTTAAAGACGTTCCTATCTTGGTTGGCTCATCTTTAGAAACCATGTCTGGCAATAAATATATTTTGCAAGAGGGTGATGTTATTAAAATTGATTGCAGCGTATCTGCCAAGATTGATGCGACATTGAGTGTGATGGAGATAACCTGATGCGGTACATTGGTGCTGACGCAAATACTGCTAACAACCAAGTCTACACTTACACGGCTGCTGGCGGTGAGACTAGCATTTCTGGTGCAGACAATGGCGGTTCAATCCTAGCATTTTCGTCTGGCGCAAACCTGACTGTGCATCTGAATGGCACGTTGCTAACGGCTGGCACTGACTACGACACAAACACAGCCAACACCATTGACAACCTTACCGCACTCTCAGCAAGCGACAGTGTGGTTGTTACTGTTTACCGCTTGTTCAATGGGTCTGATGCTATGCCGCTTGTTGGCGGTACGTTTAGCGGCCCCGTTGACTTTAGCAATTCTGTTGCTGGCACGACTGAGGTAAACGCTACAGTCACAGGCAATGTGACGTTAGACTTTTCTAGGTATCAGAATTTTGTGCTAACGCTTACTGGCAATACAACGCTGGACAATCCCACTACTGAGGTGATTGGTCAGTCGGGCTTTATTACGTTTATTCAAGATAGCACTGGTGGCTATACAGTATCGCTTGACACTGATTACGAAACTGCTGGTGCTGCTGGCCTGACGTTATCATCTACCGCAGACACAACAGACATTGTGCCTTATGTCGTTACGGCAACAGGCCGCATCTTGTTAGGCGCACCGCAACTAGCTTTTGCATAGGAGTTACTATGTCAGGCCCACTAGGTTCAGCCCAATGGATGTACGCTTCTGGTGCAGAAGTCACCCAGCAATCCCTCAAGTTCAACGATGACGAAAGCCAGTATCTAAGCTGGACACCGGCTGCTGCTGGCAACCGCAAGACGTGGACTTGGAGTGGCTGGGTCAAGCGTGGTGAATTAGGGTCAGCAAATCCGCTTTTTGCCGCTTATAATGGAAATGCTGACGCAACATTAACTTACATAGTTTTTAATTCAAACGACAATGTTGAAGTTGTTTGGTGGAACGCAAGCATCAAAACAAATGCAGTCTTTCGTGACACTTCGGCTTGGTATTACATAACAGTTTCTTTTGATACCACTCAAGCAACATCCTCAAACAGGACAAAAATATATGTCAACGGTGTTGAGCAAACATTAACAGGAACATATCCGACACAAAACACAGACTATGGAATAAACAACAATATTCCTCATAGAGTCGGCAATGCTGATTTTGCTTATACTTTTGGCACATTTGACGGCTACCTATCCGACATTAACTTCATTGACGGTCAAGCCCTAGACGCAAGCAGCTTTGGTCAGTTCACTGATGGCTATTGGGAAGCTATAGACTACGCTGGTTCATACGGCACAAACGGTTTCCACCTGACCTTCGCGGATGATGTGGTCAGCGAGGGGTTCAATACAGTTACCTATCGTGGCACAGGGGCTACTCAAAGCATCAGCGGGTTGGGTTTTGAACCGGATTTTGTTTGGTTAAAACGTAGGGATAGCAGCGCAAGCCATAATTTACACGATATCGTTCGTGGCGCTAACCAACAGTTAAATTCAGACGGAACTGCCTTAGAAAGCACAAACACCAACTTCTCGTCCTTTGACTCT